GTTGAAATTCACCTGTCGTAGGGATTGCTGAATACATGGTACTTCGAGACAATGGATAATGCATGTATTTCCATCGCATTGCGCCTCTCCAACCTACAAAACACTTTATTATCATAGATATCACCGTAGGTGATATAGGCATAAACGTGTTAGGAAAGTACTGGTTGTAGTTAGCAGCGTACCTGGGCAATGGTATACTCGGATATACTGCTGAATGATACAAATGTATCGGTGTTGTTTGAGCGGTATCTTTAGTGCCAAGGCGCAAATGATCAGCCTTTTGGTACCGCTTCATTAATTGGCGTAAAGATGTTATCTCTTCTCCAAAAAATACTGTAGTTCTGAAATTTGAGGGAATACCTACGTTGTGTTCCACCTCTACGTCAGATGGTGTTGATAAGATATTAGATTCCGGTAGTAGTTCTATGGTATCCGTATCTCGGGGAACTGCAAGCTCAAAATTATTAATCTTCATACTAACAATTACAGATAATGCCGGAGATACCAATTCATCAGGTACGCTCAGCAAGCTCTCCACATAGACACTAATGTTCCCCACATGGGTATTCCTATTGTAAGCTGGTAATGGCAGAGAACTTATAGCCGGAAAAGATGCTCCTTCGTCCGTGGCGTGACACCGCAAATAGTTCTGGTTTGTCATCCACGGACAAGGTACGCATATATTAGAAGCTTCTGTAATGTCTAATACCCACGACATCACTTTATTGTCATTCTCGGGTAGAAATACGCCCAATGAAGCACCAGGGTCAACTACAATCCTCAATCTTCCTGAATGAAACCCACAATGTACAACATCGAAATTAAAACACACTTCACCCCTCCAATACTTAAAAAATTGGGAAATATAAGCTTGAGGTGTGGTAACTACCTTACGACCTACTCTCGCCAATCTATCAGTATAAACTAACGACCGGAAAATCATCGGTGTAATAGGCATATACCACAATCGTAGGCGCTCTGTATTAGTATGAGACCATTGGAAATTGTCTATCATAGTCATACGATCGCCAAACGATTGAATTGATAATTCATCTTTGTTAGTAAGACCTACAGTCTTCGCATCGATTGTCAATTCTTGCTTTACGTCCATTGCTAATTTAGTACTCGTGTCCACAGTATTCATAGTA